CTTCATCGGGGGTAAATCCTCGATTTTGTGTTGTTTGTACATTAACGATTGGATCGCTAGGTACGTCAAAATTTAATTTAAACATTATTGTTTATTCCTCACAATTTTACCAACGCGATAATCTTGCGTAGTTTCTTTTGCTTCTCCCAACATTTTAAGACCTTGTAATGACTCTGCAAACCTTTTGTCATACATCGCCATCATGTCTTGCTCACCCTTCATAAATATATACGCTTCTACTAAAGATCCGTACAATAAAGAAAGCTCTGCATTTTCACTCAACCAAGATGTATCTGTGCCTGCACTAGATGTTAAACTAGCAGGTCTAAATAAATACTGAACCTCCACTTCATAGTTAGCGTTAGGTGTAGGAGCTAATATAAAGTTACCCACATCAAATTGTGCATAATATCTTGGTTTTCCTGTTTCTGTTTCATTAGGATGAAAAGACTCAATGTAAGATAAATCTTTAAATTCAAGAAACTCTTTTTCGCTATTAGACGTTAAAGTTAAAGAAAAAGGTGCTAAAAAATCACTAGGCGCACCAAGAAATTTATTTCCTGATGTCATAGTACCTTGCTGATTACGCATAAAAAGATTTAATTGAACGCTTTTAAGTATACGTTCTTCAGCCGCCCTAATAAAAATAGGAAGATTTGTTACGAAAGTTGTTTCAGAATTTTCTGTATAATCCTGTATGGCTTGCTTTAAACTATCAAATGTAAAACTCATGGTGTATTCGCTTGGCCTCCCATTCCACTATGGTTGGTACAGTAGTAATACAACGTTGGAGCGCCAGACGCTACTGTAATCTTCGTATACGCTCCTGCGCTACCCGGAGTTCCTGTTGTAGTCACACCCGTGGTGTATTCTGAACCTCCGCCCCACGTTCCATTTGCAGTTGTGCTAAATCGCAAGGGGTGTGTACCATTAGTTGAGTCACTCTGATCAAACCAATAAGTGCTACCTTCATTTAATGTGAGAGTTGGAGACACAGATCCATCAATATAAAATTTATTACCTGTTCCATAAGAGTTAGTGCCTGAAGCAACAGTAACAGCGTAATTAGTTACATTTGTTGAAGTAGTAACAGAACCAACAGAAGCAGTGCCAGCAGATCCTGTGACTGCAGCGATTACATTCGCTATTGAAACAGTAACAGATCCAGCAGAAGCAGTGCTGCTAGAACCTGTAACTGAAACAACTATTCCTTCTTCTACAGAAACAGTTCCAACAGAACCTGTTGCAGAAGCAAAACCGGAGATAGCAACCGTTACAGAAGCAGGTACAATAACTGTGACATCCCCCACTTGACCAGTAGCTTCTGATCCTAAAGTTTTAGGAAAGAAAAGAGTTACAGTGCCAACTTGCCCTGTAGCAACCAAATCATTTTCTTCAACTATTCCGGGAACAGTTTTAAAACCAACAGGATTAAAACCATATTGAAATGTTCTTTGATTTACTAAATCTGTTTCTGGTCTAGCATTTTTTATTGCTTCTGGGTCTGCAATTTTACCAAAAGGCTCTAACTGAGGGTGTTTTTCTTCGTATTCATCCTTACCAACTAACAGGCCATTCCACTCTTTGCGCATGTCTTTTAGACGGTATCTGAAGCCAGACCTGTCTGAAATGCCAAAAGCGTGTTTACCTGTTGCAAACCTAGACAATACGATAATTCCTTAGACTTGGAGATATTTGAAAAGAAGCTCTGTCTCTGTCTTCATCTATCGCTCTACGAAACTCCTCTTCATAGACAGCCTTGAGCATTTGAACTCTTTCTGGCGCACGTTTTAACGATAAATAGTAAGCCAAACCAGCAGCTAAACATGGATAAAACCTGAATGGAACTTCCATTGTGTTTTTAGCTGTATCAGCGTCATTTATTCTAGTTAGTGAGTCATATACTATAACATCTGTACTATTCTCAGGCAAAGGCCATATCTTTAAATTTGGCGTTATTTGCCTGTCTAGAAAGAATTGCGTAGGTCTTCCCTCAGTTGTTTTGGTAGGAATTGCTAAAAATTCATCACGACTTATTCTACTAATACTAAAATCAGTGCCGTCCCTACGCACAACAACAGCTAGAATATCAATGACATCAGGATCTAGACTATACTCACCATCAGATTTTACCAAAGATATTGTTCTTTGCTGTATAGTCCATTGATTTAAACCACGATTTGCCCAGTCAGCTAACATCAAGTTAAGAGATCTTGTTGCTGTTTTTAAATCATATCCTGTTCTAGCTTCTAAGCCACAACGCTCAAAAGCCTCTTCAACGTAATCTGCTACGTCTAATTCAAAGTCTGTTGAGCCTGATACCGCCATTATTCTTCCTCATTGTAAAGGTTATCAAATATTCTATTGACATCTAGTGTATAGTCTAAATCACTTTTTGAATAGTGTATATGTTGTGATGGCTTAAAATCTGGCGCTCCCTCACCAGTTTCAAACCAAGCGGGATGCGTTACTCTTACTCGATTGTTTGGTAACGCAACAATGTTACCAGTCCACTCCCCAGCATCAAGTAATTGTAAAACATGACTTTGTTTATGCTGCGCTGGATCATCTGCTATTTCTGACTCAGCGTAGTCTACTGTAAATAGGTATTTTGCAGGAAAAAAATTACTGTCTATCTTTGCCAACCAAGGGCATGGTGTAGCTCTATCCATCACATAAACTGCATGATGGTATGATGAGCAATCCCAAGGTTGAGCGTCATATGTGTTCATTGGTTCAGGCCATTCTTCTAAAGGTATATCAGCCACCAAAGCAGTTATAGGCATTCTTGCCCACATCGCACCGCCATGTACTGTATCCTCTTCCTCGCCCTCGGCTTCGTTACCAGTAAACATAACTTGAAAACTTAAACATCTATTAGGCATAGACGTAACACCGATAACCATAGCATGAAGAAATTCGCCGTGATAATCCTCGTGGTTGTGAGTATATTCACGGCGAACCCATGCCTTAAAATAAGGAATGTTGCTATATAAGTAAGGCATTACTTTGTTTTTACTATTTTATACCCTTTAGGAAGTGCTGCTTTCGCGGCTGCAAGAGACTTCTTACCACCAACAGCTCCACCTTTTTTCATCATTCTCATTTTTCTACCGCCAGCAGATCCACCTTTCATCATCTTCTTGACTTTACCACCCCTGCGGTATCCTTTCTTCTTCATAGCCATGATTATCTCCTTACGACTGACTAACAGCGCCCTTCGTGCGCTTTCTTCTGTTTGCCATCACCATACCACAACCTCTGGCAACAGCGGTTCCGGGTATTTTTTTACCCCTAAATTTTCTTTTAGATTGCGTTTCTGCAACACCGCCAAGGCTCATATTCCTAACCTTTGCTTTTTTTGTATTAGAAACAACGGTTTTGCCCTTGGCACCTGCTGCTTTTTTCTTACGAGCAGTCTTAGCTCTTTCTGCTTTAGAAAGACTTTGTGCTTTGCTTCTAGGCAAACATCTGTCTGGATTCTTTTTATTTTTAGAAGTGCCGCATTTACCTTTTATCTTTCCGTCTGTGCCAATCCGAACCCAATCTTGCTTGACCCATTTTTTAAGCGCACCCATTATTTCTTCTTCTTTTTCTTACCTTTAGCACCCTTGGCATAGTTAGGATCTTTACAATATTTAGATGCTGCCATGTTTGCATAAGCACTTGGATATGTATCAAAAGTACGCATAGCCCACGCCTTACCAGCAGGACAAATTTTACTACCTTTAGATTTTTTTGAAGCTGCGCCACCCTTTTTAAAGTAAGTTAAACCTTTTGGTACGCCTCTAAGCTTACCACCGGGCTTGGTAACTTGCTTGCTCATTTGACCTCTGGACATTGCCATAAGTTCTCTCCATTTCAACTTTTATAAAATCTATTTGAGCAGCCATAACCTCAGTTCTTTTATCGACTGCAATAAGAGTTTCAGTAGCCCAAGCTGCCCAACTATAGGAAATAGTACCTATAATCCCTAACGCGGCTACAGTAACAGCAATTATTGCCTTCTTCTCTAGCATTTCCATCTCTTTCTAGCTTGTCGTAAACGACTGTTAGGATCTTTTGCTGCTTTAGGAAATTTCTTCATTTGACCTGCAGATCTTGCGCAAAATGATTTACGCCTCTTAGCCGCTTTACTTCCGGGCTTTACTTTGCCAGTCACGGCTGTTTGCAACTTAGAGCCGGGATTTTTACGTCTATAAGCAGCAACACCTGCTTTGGTCATTCCCGCCCCCTTTTTAGTAGGGCGGAAATTCTTTTTGTTTCTAGCAGGCATTTTACCTTTTGACTTTGTTTTAGAAGCCAAAGTAACCTCCTATGATAAAAATATCGTCAATTCGTTGCTTGAGCCAGTAAAAGCACTAATAAACGCTCCATCTGTAGCAATAATACCGTCATCAGGAATATTTAGATGATGTATGCCTGTTGGAAAAGTTTGCGTAATTAATACATCACCAGATGCACTACCATTTTTTATTGTAAATGCGCCTGCAGCATCGGCGTATATTACGATTTGACGAATACGCGAACGAGCAGGGCCAACAACAGCGGCGGTTGCTCCTTGCGCATGATTAAAAGCTCTTACTGGACCTGCCATTTTAGCCTCCTATTAAGAAGCGTCTGAAGAGCTAGAAATACCTATGAACTTCATAACTATGACAGTATCACCACCGGGATCACCAGAAACTACAACTTCAACCTCATCTGCAGTAGCTGTAGCAGCAGTTGTTGTGCCACCAGACATACCTAAAATACCGTTACATGGGAAAAATCCTTTAAAACCAGTGCTGTTTACAGCCGCAGTTATGCCATCAACAAAACCGTCTGGATCTGCGTCTGTACCAATATCAACAAGGTTTACAGCGTTAGCTGCTGCAGTAGTTACAGCAATCATAACACCCATAGGGATAAAATTTGAAGGAATACCAATTGCAGCCTCTTTACCTGTGGTTGCACCATTAGCAACAGTTACTGTTGCGGTGTATACAGATAGAGTCATCTCACTGGTAAGCTCACCAGTTGTAGAGCTTTTAATAACGTTTTTAAAACCGTTTTCGGAACGGACGGGACCGTTAAAAGTAGTATTAGCCATATGATTCTCCTGTCTTGGCTAGTGTCAGTCGCACCATGCGACTGTCAGGGATGACATCAGAATAACACATTATAATAAAAAAGAAAGGGGCAACCGAAGCTGCCCCTGTAAGATTCAGAGAAGTATGTAACTTCTCTATATCATCTTTTATGCTCCGGGTGAACCGAAAACACAACGCGGGTCTGAGAACCCAAATGAATAACGCTCACGAGCCTTGAAGCGCATGTTTCCAGTATCGAAGTCAGCTTCCATACCAGTAGACATCGCTGTACGCTCAAAATGCTTTAATCCATTAGGTGCATCAGTTTTGATGAAAAACGCATCTGGATCTGTTAAGAAGTGGTTAACAGTGTAACCCTCTGGCAACATACCCATGTTTCGAATTGCGTTAATATCATTGTCCGCTGTGCCAACACGCATTGTTGATTCCAACAAACGATCTGCAACGAATTGCAGTTGTGGTGGAATAACCAATTTGGTGCCACGAAGAGCAATGATCATGTTGCGTTCATCAACGAATGTTGAGATGTCAATAAGAGCATTCTCAAGTGAAGTTTCGTTGAGGTCTGCAGCAGTTGAAGGTTCGTTACGAAACGTACCGCCACCAGCTAGGGGGTGATCAGTTGCGCAAAGCTCCTTACCATCACCGCCTGTAAAACTACTATCAAACGCATTGTTTAACGTTGCAGCAGCTTTAACTTGCTTTGTGTGCGCCATTGAACGAGCCAACGCACGAGTATAACGTGCGCCAAGACGATCATATAGATTGTCCTCAACAGCTTCTTCGGTTAACGCAAAAGCGAGTGCAACTGTTTCGTGTGAATAACGAGCAGTATACGCTTCATTTGCATTATCGAACTCTACACCAGAACCTTCGGATTTTGTGGGAGCATTCCCAAAACCTACAAGCATTACCTCTTCTTCAAAGGCTCGATCTGATGACTCTGTGTCATAGATCTCTGCATGTTGATTTTCATAACGATCATATTCCATTCCGAACAGAGCGTTAAGACCCGGTTCTAGCTCCTTGACGAGTTGTGAACGTGAAATAGCCATAACTCAATCTCCTTACGCTAGACCGACAGTGCCAGCACTGAACAGGTGGTTATTAATTTTGACAATTACGTTAGTATTTGTCGATGATGTATCGCTATTCTCAGGATCTTGAGAAATGTCGATTGCCTTCAAAGCAAGAGCAGCAGTAGTTGCCCCTGTTGATAAATCCAACTCCATGCGAGAATTACCGCTTACGGTGCTTCCTGCAGTTGTATCAACGATGTCAAAGTTCCCAAACAAATCTGTTACAGGGAATGTGTCATCCGATTGGATTTCGAAGGTTGCACTAGGATCGTCAATAACATTTGCAAAAATGTCTGTTCCTGTTGTGCTTGCAGGCCAATAGTTAGAGAAAATAATATCTCCACTAGAGTCTACATATGAACAGCCGTTAAATACGCCCAGACAAAGAGCATTGTCACCAGCAGCTACACGAGTAATTGTTCCATTAGTGTTTACTGTAACTAAGTCACCTTGGAAAATACTTGTGGCATAACCGGAAGCAATACGATAACGATTTTGTCTTTGCGAGCTTGTACTCGTTTTAACTGGGCGAAGGCCAAAAGCAGCGTCTTGATTTGCCATTTTATTTATCCTTCAGAGTTTTTCGATGAACCAAAAGTCACCGATGATTTTCGCTGCGGTGCCATTTTTGGCATCGCGGGGTTATTTTCGCGCATCCAATCACGATCAACAGCTTCCATTTGGTTTTGTGTAACCCCTTGGTAGTGTTCATTGCGTTGATCAGCCAGTTCATTTGGGATTCTTGCAAGTACGAGTCCGCCAACACCAATGATGCCTGCGTTGCGTCCCTCATCTACTACTGGACCTGAATAATCGGGATATTCTTCTGCACGAACGAGTTCATATCCTTCTTGCCGTCTTTTATGGACGTTAGTTTTATCGTCATATTCCATCACGGATTCACGAATCCAACGATGTTTATACCCTAAAGGTGCTTCCGGGGCTTCTAAAGCTGAACCGGGTCTCCAAACTTTGCGCTCTTGGCGCTCCCGCGTTGTTGTTTCGCGTGAAGTACGATCAGCCATATTAGTCTCTCCGATTTTCCAGTTTTGCCACTTCAGCCGCATATTTTTCCAGAGGTATGTTTAACTTCTGAGCTAAAGCCACTTGACCGGGGTTAAGTTCTACAGATTTTTTCCGCCCTGATTTTAAAGAGCGATTTCCGCTCCCTGCAGGTGTGACAGACTGGACGTTTTTCTTGTCACCCTGAAATTTATTAGGCAATTCTCTACGCATACGTTTATCGATTTCTGCGTAGTATTCGTCAGTACGAGGATCAAAACCCTCTTCTGCAACAAGAGTTTCATGCAAAGCACGAGCAGCTCCTGTCATTATACTGTCTTTGCCAAACCATGTATTTTTAGACAACCAAGTCTCTAATTTAGGATCTCTTTCCTGTTGTGGCTGTGGTTGTGCTTGTTGCTGTGCTTGTGGTTGTGCAGATAATTCTTGTTCATTTTGTTGTGAACGAGCTTTCTGCAAACGCAAACGTTCTTTCTCAATAGCAATTTGAGCTATAGCAGATTGTGCATCTGCAACTTTTTCGTAATCTCCCGCCTCGTGAGCCTCTGCCAAAGCACGTTTAGCTTGAGACTCCTGAGAGGTAATACGTCCCTCATATTCAGAGACATAGCCCTTATCTATTGTTTTTAAACGCTGCTTTATATCTTCGTTCTCACTTTGAACTCTTTGAATATATTGAACTGCAGCCGCAGCCTCCTCTTCAGCTTTTCTACGAGCAGCGGTTAATTTCTTTATTCTTTTTTGAACGTTCTCACTATATTGATCAAGTTCATCATCATCCTGAACATTTGTTCGGGTTGTTTCATCTTCTTGTAATTCTACTTCTTTAGAATCTTCCACAACTTCTTCCGTAGAGGTATCTTCCAACTCTACAGATGTTGTTTCTTCAATTTCTTGTTGTTGAGCTTCTGCCTGCATGAAACCTCATCTCCTCTATTACCTTATACATACGAAATATCTTTGGGGTCAAGGATTGTTGCTATAATATTATCGTCATTTATAATACGAACCTCTAATCCTTCCACTTTAAAGCGATTTCCCGCATACCTTCCTATAAGAACCCAGTCTTTCTCAGAACACCAGTTACCAGTTGGGAACTTCTGGGAGTCTTTATAAGCATCTGGACCTAGCTTAACGACATATGCAGCAACCGTTGCAAATGCTTCTCTGTCTCTAACTTGGTCTGGAATATATAAACCGCTCTTTGTTTTCTCACTTGGATAATACGGAATGATTAACATTCTATAACCAGTGGGTTGCGGTAATCTTTCTAATGAAGAAGTCTCCATTTCAGACGGATCATCTTCGTTTTTACTTTTAGGTTGGTTGTCTCGAAAGCCTGCTTTTATAGCTTTTTCAGCTACATGATCAGGCACATAGAGTTTTTTACTCATCTGCTTCCTCATTATTTTTTAATAGTCTTCTGATTTCGTCCTCAACAAAAGCCAACCCCCTAATCTGACCAACACAGAATTTGTATTCGTCAAAGCTAGGAATGTTACCAGTCTCCATCGCAACTTTTATATCGTCACGCCTTTGAGCTATCTTTTTTTTGAGATAATCGAGTAAGGT